GTTATACCTATCAATTAAAAACTGAAAGTAATTGTTATCAGCACCAAATTCAACCCATTCTTTATTTTTAGATTCAACAATTGCTGGAGATGTGTATGTAGATAAATTAACAAAACTAACTTTTGAGTTGCTTGGTTTACTTACCGTTTGTTTTCTGTATTTATTTATGCGTTTACTCATAGTATTATAAAATCGTTATTACCGCTCTTTGATTTATACTGATTTTTATTTACAGTATAATGCTCATTGTTTGATTGGTTTGTTGATTGTGTTGTGCAGAATATTTTATCTCTATAAATTATTTTTTGAGAACTTGTTTGAATTACTTTTAAATCGTAAAATCTACCCTCTTTTAAATCAAAAATACTTGATAACTCAAGGTGATTTTTATTTATTGTTGAAGTTGGTGTTATAGAAACTTCATCATTTGTACTATCATCTCTTAACTTTATAGTAACAGAAGTATCATATACTCTTGGTATAATCTTAATTGTTTGTGAAGTTGATATTGGCAACAAATGTTTCATATATATATAATACAAAAACATTGTTTTTTTATTTATTTAAAATAAAAAAAAGGAATAATCAATTAAGACTATCCCTTTTTAAAAACCAAAAATGAAAAATTATGCGTTTGGATTTATTTGTGATGCATTAGTATCAGCAGCAAGATCATAAGTTAAACCAACAAAATAAGCTGGTGCCGTTTCCATTGCTTCAAGTGTTAATGTAAAAGATTGTGCATCTCCCATTGCAGCACCAGTAACAATAGAACCTCCTGTTGTTTCTGTTCCGTTTTCAACACCAATCATAAATAAATTACCATTGTAATCTTCAACAATTACGTGAGGTCTACTTGTTGCTAAAATTTTAATTTCTTCTTGTGTTGCTTTATCTAATACAAGCAAACTTAAATTTAAAGTTTGTGTATAAAATAAACTTCCGTTTTCTCTTGAACTATTAACAGTTGTTTCTAAAGAAGAAGAACCATTAATATCATATTTGTACCAATCTGGAGAACCACCTAAACCAGTGATTTCAGAACCAGTTATAGAAACAGTACCTAAAGTGCCATAATCAGCAAAATAAACTGCTTTTAAGCCTCCAACTGATTTTTTGCAAGGTAATGTTCTACCGTTTCCTATTGTTAAACAAGCCATATTATTATATTGTTTTAAATAAAAAAGGGATAGGCTAGAACCCACCCCTCTTTAATGATTATTAATTAATTTATATTATAGTCCTAATCCGTAAGATACGATATTATCTACAACAGCATACTGAACTGCTGCCGTGTAACGTGCGATAAATCTTAAATTTTTTGAACCATTTAAATCTGACATATCTAAAACCTTGATTTCATTGTGATCTGATAATAAACCAGTCGCAAAGAATAAATTTGATTTAGTTGTAGCGATTGCAGCGTTATTTGCTAATCCGTTTGCAGCAACAATTTTGATACCGTTGAAGTATTGGATGTCAATATCTTGGTTTTGACCTTGTGCATTAACACCAGCAGCACCTTGACCGTTTGCTTGGAAACCTCCTAAAGCTGATTTATAAGCTCTAAAGATGTTTGGAGAAACATAGATAAATAAATCTTCTTTGTCATAAACAGAGTTTGGTATTTGTGCTTCTACTAATTCCAATTGAGCAATTACGTTTGAAGAATCTATTGCTTCTCCTGTAATTTTCTTTGCTCCTGTGTGCCCTGCATCAGCAGATAATAAAGTTGAGAAACCGTCAAATGTTCCTGCTCCTTCTGTTCCACTCCAGATGTCTAATTCAGTTTGCTCTGCAATTTTTTCAGCCATTAATCCGATAAAGTAATCAGAAAAATTAGATGGTAAATTGTCAAATGCAGAATATCCCATAGATACCGCTTCCCAATCTGATTGGAATGGAGTTTTACAAAGTTCTAAATTTACTTGTAATTCTTTTGGTTCGATTACTCTTTCTGTTAAAGTAACAGTTCCAGCATTTGTGAAATCACAAGATGCATTTGCAATTGCTCCTGCTAAATCTACTCTTTTTAAAACCTCTTTGTGTTTTACATTTGGCTTAACTTCGATTAAACCGTTTGAAATTGTTTTACCAGATAAAAGTGCTGCGGATACATATTTCCCTGCAAATTCTCCTGCGTAAGTTGTTGTAATTGTTGGTTGTGGCATTTTTTTATTTATTTATTTTATTAAAAATTCTACTAATTGTTGTACTCTTTGCTTTTTGAGAATAAAGGTTTAATTCTTTTTTATCTGCTAAATTCTCTGGATTGTGTGAAATTCCTTCAACTTCTGGTTCAGCAGATAATTCTACTACTTCTACTTTTGCAAGTTTAAGTTCGTTGATCTCATTTCTTAATTTTTCAATTTCAGAAAAGAACATTTCTTCTGATATTGATTTTACTATTTTCTTTGGAGTTGCTGGTTCAGCTTCTAATTCTTCTTCTTCAACTACTTCTTCAGTTGCAGGTGCTTCTTCTTCAGCTGGTGCTTCTTCTTCAGCTTCAGCTTCTTTTATTTCAGCAATAATACCTTCTTCTTCGATAACGATTACCATTCCTTCTGCTTCGTATCCTCCAACAGGTACAGGCACTCTTTCTTCATCTGCAACGACAAAGATTTCAGCTCCTGCTTCAAATACTTCTGCTTCTAAAATAGCACCGTTATCAAGTTTCATTTGCTCTAACTTTACCTCTATTCCTAGTAAAGTGCGAACCTTGTTTAATGTTTCTTTTGTGTTCATATATTTAGTTGATTATAATTTAATAAACGCTATTTAATCTTCTTGAAATAGCACTCAACTCATTTGATTGACCTTGTGCAATTTTTAACGCTTGTTTAGCTTTTAAAATATCAGAGTTTTTTCCAATACCTAAATCTTTCAATGCTTGTTCAGCTTTTTCTATTTTATCTTTTAAATCAAATATTTTTTCATTTATTGGTTTTGTTTTGCTTAAAACTTTATTATTTAAAGCTTTAGCACCATCAACAGCAATACTCAATACTTTTTTCCATTCTGATTCTAAATTAGAAGCTACTTTTTTAACGTCATCAATTAACCCTAACTCAACTTTCTGTGTTGCTAATTCAACTTTTTCTGCTTCTGCTAGTTTATTAAAAACTATTTTCTGTGTGTTCATATATTTAGTTAATTATTAAATAATAAAATTTAGTTATTATTTTGTATTTTGGTTAGTTTATTTTTGTGCAAACCTTAACGTTTCATTATCCCAGCCTTGACCAAAGTATTTTGTGGCATTATTTTTACCAATAAATGATTTTTTTGAAATATCTTTAGCACCTATTTCATTAGCTTTTTTAAATAATTCATCATATCCATTTATTAAATCATCATACTCTTTACCTAATGATTTAAAATCATTTTTAAATTTAGATTTTAACTTTACAATTTGTTCTAAATAAGAACCTATTTCTTTATTTTTAGATTTAAAGGAATTTAATTTTTTATCTAAATCATCAATTAAACCCAACTCAACCTTCTGCGTTGCCAATTCAACTTTTGTTTCTTCAGCTAGTTTATTAAAAACTCTTTTCTGTGTGTTCATAGTTATATAATGATTTTATTAAGTTATCCAGTAGTTGGTCTTTTGTAATCATCTAAAGCCTTTACAAGTTGTTTACCAATTTGAATAAGTTTTTTTAATTCTTTTATTTCTGATACACTTGAAGAATCAACTCCAAGTTCCTTTGCTGCTTTTTCAAAATCAGATATTCTAGCTGGTGCTTCATTATTTACCCAAGTATAAATAGCATTTCTTTCTTGATTTAAACTTTGCCAAGATTTATATGCTTCTGATATTTTATTTTCAAATTTATCTGCTACTTTAGTTGCAGATTTTTCTATATCCTTTAAATTAGATATAGCATCTTTAATAATATTAATAGAACCTAACTCAACTTTCTGTGTTGCTAATTCAACTTTTTCCTCTTTGAAAAGTTTATTAAAAACTATTTTCTGTGTGTTCATATTTATATAATAAAATTTAGTTTATATTTTGTATTTTCAAATTAAAATTATTCTTCTTCTGTTGCATTTATCCTTCCTATTCCTTGTTTCCAATACTCTGGAGTTTCACAATGTTTATCCGTATTATTAGTACATTCAATTGAATACGTGTTTTTACACTTACAATAAATTGCCCTCATTATGATAATAATTTTTTAAGTTCTTCTATTACTGATAAATCTTCTTTCAATTCTTCGTTTGGTCTTTCTAACTTGTCTGC